ATTATTATCAACAATGTTTTTCTTAATGCGTCTGTCTGAAGTTGTTCCAAAATTTGCACTGTTATTACCTGAGTAAGTAGGACCATTACCACCACTAATAAATGCAGTTTGGGCACCTTTACCTATCATGCCGTTAGTACCTATAACAAGTTCATTATCAACATCTGCGCCTGATGCTCTACAAAGATGCCCTATAAAACATCCATTCTCACCTGTAGTTGTAACATGATTAACACTATCTCCTACAAACGTATTATTAGCACCAGAAGATACATTAAGCCCTGCTTGATACCCTATCATAGTATTATTATCTGCTGTGCTATAATATCCAGCTTTAGTTCCTAACGTAGTAAGTCCAGCACCTGTTACATTTGTGAATCCTGACTGAAATCCAACCGCTGTATTTTCTGCTGAAGTGGTAGTATTTGCAAGTGCGCTTCCCCCCAGAGCCGTGTTGTAAGAACCCGTTGTAGTTAAACCACCAGAATCTTGACCAAAAAATGAATTAAGTGTACCAGTTGATACGGCATCACCTGATAATTGACCAACAAATGTGTTAGAAGCTCCTCTACATAGTAATCCTGCGTTTTTACCTACGGCTGTGTTACTACTAGCACTGTTAGTAGTCGCGCCATATAATGCTTGATAACCGATAGCTGTGTTAGCTGTACCAGTAACATTATAATGTCCTGAGTACATACCAACATATACATTTTGTGCTTCTTCATTGTTGCTATCTGATACTTGATAATAACCTGACTGATAACCTATAGCTATAGATCTATCACCTACTGTTTCATTTCCTAATGCCTGCGTACCGATAGCTATATTAAATCTACCGATTGTCATATCCTCAGCGGCTTTATATCCAAGTGCCACATCGTCTAAGCCTGTTGTAATTGAATCTCCTGCATAACTACCAATTAAAGTGTTAGCTAAACCTGTGCTTACAGATGTACCAGCATGGTATCCAACGGCTACGTTTTCAGCATTTGTAGCAGTTGTAAAGTTTTGTGTTCCTAAAGCATTTCTACCGATAGCAACACTTTTACTACCTTTAGTATCACCTTCTAGTGCATTTTTACCTATTGCTACATTGTCAGAACCAACAGTCAAAACACCTAAAGCATCATTTCCAACGGCAGTATTTTGACCCCCTGTCGTAATAGAATCTCCTGCTTCACTACCGATAAGGGTATTCTGAGTGCCTGTAGTCGTTGCTTGTCCAGCTTCATATCCTACGGCTGTGTTATGACTATCTGTAGCAGTCGTAAAGTTTTGCGTTCCTAAAGCTGATCTACCGATAGCTACTGACTTAGATCCTAATGTATCACTTGTAAGAGCATTATAACCTATTGCAACATTTCTATCTGCGTCAGTTAATGCGTCACCTGCATTACTACCAAGTATTGTATTCTGCACTCCTGTTGTGATTGCTTTACCAGAGTCAGAACCAATTGCTGTGTTGTAACTACTTGTAGAAGTCGTAAAGTTTTGAGCTTCAAGAGCCGAATGACCGACTGCTGTATTTTTACTTCCTTTAGTATCAGCACCTAAAGCACCTTGTCCAATTGCAACATTGTTGTCAGCGTCAGTTAAAGCATCACCAGCGAGGCCACCGATGAGGGTGTTGTTTACGCCTGTGGTGACATCTCCACCAGCCGCATGACCTACTGCTGTGTTATAGTTATCAACATCTGCATTTTGATCTCTTAAAGCATTCATGCCGATAGCTACGTTGTAACGCCCTGTGTCTTCTGTAGACAAGGCATTTCTACCCATAGCTACGTTATTAAAACCTGTTGTAAGAGCGTCAGCCGCTAAAGCACCCACTATAGTATTGTCTGTGCCTGTGGTTACTGCCGTTCCTGCATCATATCCTATAGCTATATTGTAAGCGTTTGTTGCTGTTGTAAAGTTTTGTGTATCTAAAGCACCTACACCTATAGCAATATTCCTAGCACCTAACGTATCTGATGCAAGTGCGCTAATTCCAATAGCTACGTTAGAATTACCTGTAGTCATTGCTGAAAGAGAACTTTTACCCAATGCTGTATTATTAGATCCTGTTGTAATCGCATCACCAGATAGACCACCGATAAGGGTGTTGTTCACGGCTGTGGTTACTGCTACACCTGCATCATATCCAACTGCTGTATTATATGCTGCGGCTCCTGCATTTTGTACTTTTAAAGCACGATAACCTATAGCTACACTTTCGCCATTTGCATCTTCAGTAGACAAGGCTTGATAACCTACAGCCACATTCCCATCACCAGTCGTAATTGCAGTACCAGCTTCGTCACCTACGGTTACGTTGTAGTTACCACCAGAAGCTATTGAGTTACCTGCGTTAACGCCAAGGCGTAGGTTGGATGTACCAGAAGTTGTGGAAGAATAATCCCCCGTCACGGCTACATCTCCAGCAACAGTCAAATCGTCATCAACCAACAAGTCTACTACGTTAAGCGTAGCAAAGGCATCAACCATAGCCGCGCCAGAGCCTGCACCATCTGAGTAGACAGCCTTAGTTTGTCCCGCTGGAATTGTTATGTTGGCTCCAGATCCTTGAGATATAATAATGTTTTGAGAACCAGAGGTTGCGTTTTCAATAAACCACAATTTACTAACTGTGTTTGGCCCAATCGTAATTGTACAAGCAGAGTCTAAAGTTCCTGTATATTTCAAGAATATTGACCTACCGGGGTCAGTTGCTCCATCCGCAATTGTAGTTGTATGCGTATCTGCGTTTGTTGTGATAGCCTCTGTGCCGTAACTAAACGCTTCTGCAATTAATTCTAAATTAGTGTTTGTCGTTGTACCCCATGTTCCAGACGCATCGCCCGTAGCCATCTCGTTTAGTCTGAGGTCATTCACATATGTACTTGCCATGTTATATTCCTTATGCCGCTATATCCGTCCATGCGGGTGTTTGTGAGGGAGTAGTGCTACTCCAACTAGGTGTTTGTGAAGCTGTTATACCACTCCAACTAGGGGTTTGTGAAGGAATAATTATTCCCCATACATGTGGTTCGCCAATTTGTCCTGTTGTTGCAACACCAGTTGGATAAACAGTAACGCCTTCTTGAATACTAACATCCCCGATTGCGCTGGTTGCAGAAACACCCGTCAGTGCAACAGTTCCCGTCGTAACAACAGATTCATTGCCCACTGCGCTAGTTGCAGAAACACCCGTCGGGCTTACTACTGCGGTTCCCACAACTTGTTCGTCGCCAAAACCTATAGTACCCGTTAAACCTGTTTCTGTAACGACTGCTCCACCCGCTGCAAGAACAGTTCCTATTGCACCTGTTGCAGAAACCCCTGTAGGGCTTACTACTGCGGTTGTAACAACAGATTCATTGCCAACCGCACCCGTAGCGCCAGCCGCATCGGAAATAACAACAGGTATAGGTTCTCCAAAGGTTAATTGACCCCAAGTGCCTCTCCCCCAGCCTGTTATATTAGCCATTTGTTACCCCGTCATGCTATACGAATAATAGCATTACTAGCGTCTGCGGTGGGAAATTGGATAGTAAAACTTCCAGAGGAAGAAGATTTATTGCTTCCAAAATCCAATACACAAACAGCTTTGTCGCTATTTGTATCGTTATAAATTAAAGCACCCCTAGCCGTAATAGTTGCTGTAGTAAAAGTTATATCAGCAAAATCTGTAAAGGCTGTAGTTCCGCTTGAAGTTGGAGCAACTTTAGTAAGAGCGCCTCCTCCCGCAGAATACGACCCACTATTTGCTACTTCTCCAGTGGTGACGTAAGCTGTAGATGAAGCACCTAATGTAGCTGTAGTGCTAGATTTTCCACCGCCACCAATAGCATATAACGCTAACTTAAAAGCATTTCCATTAGTAGCAAAATTATGTGTAGCCGTCAAAAGTTCTGTTTTGAACGAAGTACACATTGCTTGTGTTATTGCCATTTCATATTCTCCTTATGACTTCTGCTAAATCATTTTGACCAGCTTTGCGTAGTTGATGACATATGTTAGCACGTTCTTCTTTTCTAGCCAACTCTATATAATATTGCAAAAGATTACGAACATTATCTGCAAAAAGGTGAGCTTGCTGTTTTATAGGTTCCGGTGCATTTTCAGAAATAGATACTATTTTATTAGTTGCTAATTCAGAAATTTGTTCGTTAGACAATCCGCCATCGTCAGAAGTTGTAACGCCGACTTGACCAACAGTAATATCACTATTAACGCTAAACATGTGGTTCTTTCCCATTTAATTTTTGAATATCATGCCTTCCAAATATTACAGGGTCTTGATCTATTGGCTCTGGAGGTTCCATTTTAGATTGTTTTGTTATCAACAATCCCCCGTTTTCGTGTAATTGCACTAGAGGATCATCTAATCTGTGATACCCGTATAGTTTTTCATTATCTGGCACATTAGTATCTAAAAGACCTGAGTTATGTGCAACCTCTATTTTTATACCTCTTGTTGTAGCAATAGCACACCAAAACTCAGTACACGCTCTACCCGCTTCTGCAATACTGACGTTTTTATATGTAAAGTCTAAACCATATAAAGAAAGGTGCTTTGCCCCAACCCATATTGCATAAGCTATTGCATACGGAACCGTGTTATTAAAATAACAAATGTTTAATTCTTTAACGACTTCTTCAAGAGGGTAAGGTTCTAAATGTTTAACCCTATCATCCATTTCACAAGTAATAATTGGTTTTGTGTTTGTTTTTAAAAAATGCCTAGCTATTCCCGTTTGTGATCCTGCATTTTCGGTATCTAAAAATCTTGAAACAGGGTCCATCATAATAGTTTTATCTACATGAATTATACCACCAACGCAATTTATTCCCCAAACTTCATCAAATTCTTCTGAACGTATCCGAGCCGCTATGTAATCAGAATAACTTCCTCCCAAACCAACAATAGCAATCTTCATGTTCTTGGCCTCGTAGGTAGTCCTTTGCGATAAGCATCTGAGTTTTCGCGAGCCTCTCCATAATCTTTTAATCGTTCTAAAGACTGTAAAAAACGATCTTGATAGGTTTTCATTAAGTCTGGTTCACCTTTCATATAAATATTTGCTTCAATTAAACTTCCATAAAGCATTGCGTTTGGAGCGTTAGTACTTAGCCATGTTGTTCCGCTATCTCCCGCCGCAGTTAAACTAGCGGGTCTATAAAAATAATGCAGTTCTGCGACAGCATTTGCACTAGGCGTAGGCGCTAAAATAAAATTGTTTATATCAAAATAAGCGTAATATTTTGGAACACCTGTAGTAGCTGAATTTGGATTTACAGATTGTATAAAGTTAACGTCTTTTTCTAATAAAAATTCTTTGTTAGAAGAATCTACAACAGATAAACTAAAAGAAGCTAAATAATCACTAGGAACAGCTAAATATTGATTGTCTGCGGTGACTGTTCCTGTCACATTTTTACGAAAATATTGTAAGTCAATAGAATTTAAAATAGTTTGTTCGGCTGTTTTTATAAAGTTATCTAAATTAGATACAAAACTTGTTTCCGTATTGTCTACATAATTTTGAATTGCTGTTTTTAAAGAAGAATAAGTAAAGCTCATGTTGTCACCACCGTTACACTACCTACAGAACCCGTTGAAACTAATGGGTTCGGAGTTAAACCAAAATTATAGCGTTGCCCTACAGGGTTCCAACCCCAATTAACGCTTCTTTCTTGTGTTACACCTTGAGGGGGTCTGGCATTTTGAAGAGCTTGTGGATCAGAAACAGTTCTAAACGGACCTAATTGTGGTTGTTTTGGTTCAAACTCATCTTTTCCTACAAGCAATCCGTTCCATTCTTTTCGCATATCTTTATAAGCGTATCTAAAACCAGACCGATCCGATATTGCATAAGCATTTTTTCCGCTGGCATATTTACTCATTACACGCTCCCAAGATAATTAACTTTTGGAACAACTGTAAACGAAGCTCTATCCCTATCTTCTGTAGCCGCGCGTTCAAATTCTTCTTCGTACAAAGCTTTTAAAATTTGAATCCTATCGGGCGCTCTTTTCATAGAAATATAATACGCTAACCCTGCGGCTAAACAAGGATAAAACCTAAATGGTAAATCTAATGTATTTGTATATAAATCAGCGTCGTCCATTCGAGTAAGCCTGTTAAACTTAATTATATCAGTGTCATTTTCTGGCGCAGGCCACACTTTCAAAACAGGTGTTATTTGCCTATCTAAAAAATATTGAGTAATCCTACCAGTCGAAGATTTAGTGGGTATATTAATAAAAGCTTCTCTACTAACACGATCAATACTTAAATCAGTGGAATCTCTCGTTATCACCGCAGATAATATATCTATTGTACTGTTTGTATTAGAAAAATCTACTGCCGCAGAAACTGTAGTAGACGTTCCGCTAGTGCCTCCTGTAATTGTTTCTCCAGAAACAAACGTCCCTACTGGTATTGTTATAGCTAAAGTATTAGCCTCTAAATCTCCTACAGAAGATGTCGGTAAATTTGTTATCGTAGCAGTTGCACTGCTAGTTCCGCCAGTTATAGTCTCTCCAACAGTAAAACCTGCGTGAGAAGCAACTGTCATAATAAGGATGCCTGCGGGATATTCTGTAACACCTGTTGCAGTAACAAGAGATGTTTCTGTAATAGTCCATTGATTAAGGCCCCGATTACCCCACTCTGCAAGCATTAAATTAAGAGATCTTCTTGCACTTTTTAAATCATAACCTGTGCGAACTTCTAAACCGCAACGTTCAAAAGCTTCTTCAACATAATCTGCTACGTCTAATTCAAAGTTTTTTGATCCCGATACTGCCATGGTTACCCCAATAATTTACTTGCAAAAGGCGCTATTAGTATAAGAACAGCTAATGCCCAGACTTTTTGATCTAAAGACCTTAAACTGTTTTTTTGGCTACTTAATTGTTCTTCAATATTTTTATAACGGATAGAACATTCCGCTTCATGTTTTTCTAATTCTTTTAGTACGTCTGCGGCTTTCATAATGTCACCATGCTTTACAAGACCAGTATCTGGCTGTGAATTTATCTTTTGCCGTATCGCAATTATGCCTAGCCCGAAAGTTTTTTCTTCTGCCCGGTTGATTTTTTTTAATCGACATATTTGGATCGCCAAAGCGAACCAATTTAATGTTGCTACCTTTTTTGGCAAGAACAGCGCTCTTTTTGTTAGCGTTTGGTGTTCTTTTTGGTTTGTTAAATCCAGCAAAAGACTCTCCACGATAAACAACTCTTCCAGAAGGCGTACGTTTTACATCTTTTGTAGTAGGCATTTTTACCCCTATGCGTGATAGAACATCATTAAATCAACAGTACCAACAACAAAAGTAACATAACAGCCACTAGGAAACAAAACCCCTTCTTCTGGAATAAACGGGTCTTCCGAAGAACTATCAGTTCCAATAGTTCTGGCTTGAATTAATTCAGTGCCAGTAGCGCTTGCGTTTCGTATATTAATCTTACCCGCTGATCCTCCAGAAACTGTAGAAAAACCTTTTAGTCTACATCTTCCTGCAAAAATTACACCTAAAGCATTATTATTAATGCCCGCAGAAACGTTTCCTGCTGGATTACCTACGGCTGTTATACTTGTTATTGTTTTAAAGTAGCCCGAACTTGTTGCTGTTCCAGTGTTTGCACCTGTAACAGTTTCACTTAAAGCACTACCATTTACATCTGTTCCAACAACAGTAAACGATATACCCGAATCATCTCCAGCGGATAAAATTGTAACTTGTCTTCCAGAAGCGTTTGTCACACTACCGCCAGACGCTAAAGCCCCTCCAATAGTTAACGCAGCATTGTTTCCAACTGATGCTGCTGTTGAAATACCGTCAGCATCAAGAGCTACCTCATCGCTAACAATGACTGGTTTTACATCTGATCCCGCCATTTATTTCTCCTTTACAAAAACGGTAGGGGTTTCCCCCTACCTGATTAAGAATTATGCGATTTGAACGTACTCAATGATGAATGTGAACGATCCTGCTGTTGTAGCATCAACTGTATTGGTGATGTTGCAGTAAATAGTTCTTGCGGTGTCTGTATACTGAACAGAAGCTGGTGCAGTTGTACCATCTTGTGTCTGAAGAACCAAACTAGTCACAGTTACGTTATGCTCAACAACGGTTGTACCGCCATCAAGGATTTCATCAGTCTGAGCCGCAACAATTTGTGCGCCTGAGCTAGATGTACCAACTTCGTAACCGATATCGCCAGTTCCAATAACAGGAGCTGTGTCACAGAATATCTTAATGTCAGTGATGATTGTGTTTGCTGGTTGAGTGAACTCACCAATTGCTGGGCTATCCCCTGCTGTAGTGTTAACAGTAACACCTGTCGCAAAACCAACGTGTTTCACATATTTATTTGTGACAATACCTGTTGAGGCAATAACCGCTGTATCAGTGTATGCGCCTGTTGTAGCATTTTTTGATACTACTTTAAAACCGTTTTCGGAGCGTACTGCTCCTGTAAATGTTGTATTAGCCATGTGTGTCTCCTTGTCTTGGCAAATGTCAGCCGCATTATACGACTGTCAAGGTAATTTTACGATACACCACCTTTTTATAAAAAGAAAGAGGGTAACTTATAGAATTACTCGCTTGATTTTTCTTTAAGAACCAACCCAAATATTGCACAGATAATTCCTGCCCATGTCAATACAGGCATACTAAATACAATACCTAACCCTACTCCAACTACCGCAGCAGCGCCGTAACTAGAAGGTTCTTTTAATCTTCCTTTAATCCAATTCATTTTTTCATCTTTCCTTTCTTTTTAACAGCCCCACCATATTTCATCCGCGTAGGTTTTTTAGCCGTTTTTGCTGCTTGTGCAAATTGTTTTGCGGTAGGAGCCCCTTTAGTACCGGGTTTTCTCATTTTTTCTCCCGATCCTGCGGCTATTCTAGCTCTTTTTTTATGAATATTTGCATATAAACCTGTTTTTGCCATTTTTTATCCTCTCAAAACAAAAAAAGGCGACCAGAGCCGCCTTTTCTATTTTTACAAAAGAGCATTTAAGCTCCCGGAGTTCCGAAGACTCCACGCCAGTCTGAAACACCGAAGCTGTAACGCTCACGGGCTTTAAACCGCATGTTGCCTGTATCAAAATCGCCTTCCATGGCAGTTTTGATTGAAGAACGATTGAAGTACTTGAAGCCGTTAGGGGCATCAGTTTTAACAAAGAAAGCATCTGTGTCAGTAAGGAAGTGATTAACTGCCGCACCTTCTGGAAGCATTCCCATGTTCTTCATCGCGTTGTTGTCGTTGTCCGCTGTACCGCTTCGTAGGTTAGAGTTCATAACCCTTTCTGCAATAAATTGCAGTTCTTTAGGGATAATCAACTTCATACCACGAACCGCAATCTTTAGACCACGCTCATCAGTTAAACCAGCAATGTCAATAAGCATTTGCTCAAGAGAAGTCTCGTTGAGGTCTGCCGCAGTTGACAACAAGTTACGCTGGTTTCCAGATAAAGATGGATGCGACGACGAACAAAGCGCTGCACCATCACCAATTGCATGAACACCAGTACTAAACGCATTGTTCAATACAGAAGCTGCTTTAATTTGCTTGGTTTGAGCCATGGAACGAGCCAAAGCTTTAGTGTAGCGTGATGCCAGACGGTCATACAAGTTATCTTCAATAGCTTCCTCAGTAATTGAGAATGCCAAAGCAATCGTATCATGTGTGTAACGTGCAGTATATGTTTCCTGCGCGTCATCAAATGATATAGCTCCACCCTCTGTTTTAGTAGGTGCAGAGGCAAAGCCACCAAGCATTACTTCTTCTTCAAAAGCTCTGTCTGAACTTTCTTCATCAAAAATTTCAGAATGCTCGTTTTCGTAACGATTGTATTCTAACCCAAATAACGCATTCAGGCCCGGTTCTAGCTCTTTCGCTAGTTGTGCGCGAGATATAGCCATGTTTTAAGCTCCTTTATACGCCAGTTGTAGAAACAGTAGCCGCTGCAATAGAGCCTGTAGGCGCATTGAAGTGGTTGTTTATACGAACGATTAATGGGATACCAGCAGCAGTGAAGTCTTCATTAGCAGGATCGTCTACGATCCCCATAATTCTCAACGCCAATGTGTTGGTGGTTGCAACTGTATTTAAATCCGCTGTCGCAGAAGACATACCAGTAGTTGTAGAACCACTGTTACCATCTGCAAACGCTATGTTTGCAAAAACCGAAGTTCTTACTTCAGCTTCTGTGTTCTGCCCTGCTACAACGTTGGAAGTAGCAATTTGGAACAATTGATTTGGATCGTCATACAAGAAAGCTTTGACAGGATAATCACTATCCGCGCCAGAGCCGGGCCAGTAATTTGACCATACTGTTTCACCAGTAGTCGAAGAAACGTATTCACAGCCGTTAAAAACACCACATATAGCGACGTTACCACCAGCCGCAGCTTGTAGATCGTCGATAACACCAGCGGCTAACGGAATAACTGCCATGCCGTGGTAGATTGGGTTGCTATTATCGGATGCAATACGATATTCGGACATACCATTAGACGAAGGCGAAGCGCCTTGCCTTGATATTGGTCGGAGGCCATAAGATGAGTCTGTATTTGCCATTTATTTTTCTCCAGTAGTGGTGGATTAATCTTTTCTAGGTCCACCGAAGGTTACTCTTTGTTGACGATCAGGTTTGCTAATCGTCATGGTTGAATGTGCATTCTCGCGCATCATATCATGGTCTACAGCCTGCATTTGATCGGTATTTCTTTGATTGAAATGAGCCGTTCTTTCCGCAACTGTTTCTAACGGTATTCTGGCAAGAATTAATCCGCCTAAACCAAACACACCTGTATATTTACCTGTTTCAATAACCGGGGCTTCAAAATCAGGGTACTCGTCTTTTCTAACAAGTTCCCAGCCCTCGCGCATTTTAGCGCTGATGTTTTTAGTATCATCAAATCCTCGCGTTTCCGCTCTTATCCAACGATGCTTATACCCATCTGGTGCAGGGGGTGAGTCCAGTACGGACGGTGGAGCCCACGGCTTACGCACAGCCGTCTTCTCTCTAGTTTTATTTGCGCGAGGAGCGCGATCAATTGTGCCTTCCAACTTTGTATTGTTTTCTTCCACTTTAATTACTCCTTAACGTATTTTGCGTATTCTTCTAATGGCACACCCAATTTCTTTGCTATTGCAACTTGGCTAGGGGTGAGTCTAACCTTTTTCCCACTACTGCGCCCAGAATTAGTCCTATTGGCAGAAGCGACGTTCTGGACGACACGCGGCCTCTTGCTCGCAGAAAACTTGTGCGGAAAACTTTCCGCAACCTGTCTGTCAAGTTCATTATAGTACTCATCGCTCGTCGGGTCAAACCCTTCTTCTTCGACAAGTTTTTTATGTATTCCAAAAGCCGCATATGTCATAGCTTCGTCTTGACCAAACCACTCATTTTTTTGAGCCCAAGACTCTGCTTTTGGGTCGGGTCTGCGAGGTTGTTGTTGCGGCATAGGCTGTTGAACCGCTGTTTGACTTTGCGCTTCAGCCTGCTGTTTATAACGTTCCTGCTGTACTTTTGCCTGTTCCGCACGATCATTCTCTATTGCCAAAGAAGTCATGGTGCGTTGTATCTTAACCGCTTCTGCGGTATCACCAAGCTCCATTGCTCGCGCTAAATCTTTTTCAGCTTGTTCCATTTGACTAGAAACACGACTAGAGTACTCATTTACATAGCTAGAATCTAAACTATCCATGCGTTGCTTTAATTTTTGAGATTCCGACGTAACGTTTTTTGCATAATTAACTGCTTCGTTTTCACGCCGCTCCGCTTCTCTTAATTTTTTAGTCAAACGGTCAATTCTTTTTTGAGTAGCCGTATTACTCTTATCAAATTGATCGGAAGACGAACCCTGCTCTTCCTTTTCTTCCGTTGCTACAATTTCTTCTACTGATACTTCAGTATCCTCTTCAGTATCTAATTCCAATTCTATTTGATCTGCTTGTTCTGCCATAACAATATCCTTTTATAAATGTAAAATATCTTCAGGGTCAGCTATTTTAGCTAAAACCTCGTCGTCATTTAAAATACGAACCTCGCCACCATCTATTTGAAAACGAGATCCAGCATAACGTGCAAACATTACCCAATCTTTTTCCGCGCACCATGCGCCTGATGGAAATTTTTCAGGATCTTTGTAAGCTAAATCGCCTACTTTAAGCACATACCCCACTTGCGTGGATATTTTTTGTTGATCTACAACAGAGTCTGGCAATAAAATACCACCGTCTGTCTTACCGTGACCTTTGTACGGAAGAATTAAAATTCTCCATCCTGTAGGAGAAGGTAGTCGATCTAAAAGGGTTTTTCCTATTGCTTCTGGATTTAAGCTAGGTTTTTCTTGATATGCTGCGGCAAGGTTTTTAACGCCTTCTTGTGCCGCCGTTAAGTTCACTTTTTCTGGTTCACTCACTTGAACGCTCCTGTTTATCTAGCAGGCTTTTTAATTCCTGTTCCACATGATCTAGGGACTGTAACATCCCCATAAGCTCACGATAATGCTCCATACTCTTTACTTGATTATGTATCAAAGAGTTATAAATTACTTCGCGCCTCTCCCTAATTATACGAAACGTAGCTTCTGAAAAAAATATCTCATCCATTCGCATACTCCCGTATAGATTACTATTAACTCTTAGCATATCTTATACAGAAAAGACCAGAAGTTTTTTTTATTAATCCATCATTTCCAAAGAAGCTTGCATTGTTTCCTTGTTTCTACGGCTCCATCCTCTACCAAAAGTGTCAAAAGTACCTAAACTTTCGTAAAACATTTGTCGTTGACTATAAATTTCTTCTATTAAATCTTCTGGGCTGTGATTTGATACTAAGGCAAGTGTAGCAGGTCCAATTGCACCGTCTTCTGTTGCGCCTACAATTCTTTGTAAAGCTTTTGCTGCTCTACCTGTTCCAGAATTTACCGCCCAATCAAAAATAGAAAAATCAACGCCAGAATCTAACGAGTTACATTTACACCGATCCCAATAGTTTCTTTTGTATATTGGAGCAACCTCTTCTTTTGTAAGATCTCGCATTTCTTGTTCAGATACTTCACGCTCAACCCACTCTTCGTATACTTTCTTAGTAACACCTAAATTTGTAATTCCCCCGGGATCATCCGGATGATTTACAAAGCCGCCTTCGTGTTCTAATAACATTTCTAAGCAATGGTCATAATTTTTATTCATCTATAATTTCCTTGCTTTATCAATAGCCCTTGACCCAAACCAAAAACTTAGAATTGCTGCAAAGATGGCTTTCGTTTCTTGGTCCCACAAAATGTTTATTGCTTCTGAAAAATCAGTTCCTGTTTTTAAAGCTTCCATCAGCAAAGTAACTTCTATGGTGGCAAAGAGAATAAAAAAAGCGTAGGTTATCACTGGACGTACAGATTTCTGTAGTCCTGAAATAAAGCCAGTTCCTTTATTAATACTAATGTCGTGCTGTATTAAGCGGTCATGCTCTTTATCAGCACCCATAGTTTCATACATGCGTAAGTCTTGGTCATAACCAGCGGCCCGTAATTCAGCCATTGCCTTCATTTTTTCTAACTCATGTTTGTTGTTTTGTTTACGAGCAAATGAGTCTGTAATCGCTGGAACAGCCGATGTGGCAAATCCCAATACAGAACCTAAAATTGACAACATTTTATGCCTTCCCTTTTTTCAAATGTGTTTTTTGTATTTTAAAAGAAGCTCGTTTAACGGCTCCTGTATGAGGCTTGTAATCACCTTTCATTAAATTATACCCCGAACCAGATTTCATCCAATGAAATCCTTTTGGAGCAGCTACCGTTTTTACTTTTGCCATTTGTTTCTCCTATTTCATTTATCTTTTCTTCGCTTGCAAATACATTGGTCAATACAAGCGCAGGTGTCCTGACAGATACATTTCTCACCGCATTTACAATTTATCATACATTATTTCCTATTTCATTTTTGTTTTTGATATAGCAGAACCTGTTATATATGCCGCAACAATACCAGTGTTTGCAATTAAAAAGGTGGATAAAACAGGAGATACTGTTTCCATCCTGTCAAGAGGAACTATCGGAAGTAACAACAATGCTACGCCTGCAATAGAAACAACCATAGAAACCAACGCCATCATTCGTTGCGTGTCGGCCTGCTTATCCTCGTTTTCAAGCCTAATCCACATTGCATGGCGATCCATCTCCTCGTCTGTAACAACGCCATCGCCGTCAGCATCCGCTACAGAATACTTACTGTTTTTTTGCAACTTTTTCATGTTTTAATCCTTATTGGCAAACGCTGATCCCGTTAATATAGCACCAAATGCCAGATGAAACAATCCACCCCCTAAAAGTGTAAAGGGCTCGTGTTGCCCTGTCAGTTTTTTCATCAACTCCATTTGAACCATTGGCTCTGACGTAGCGTTAATAATATCCATAAATTCGGAAATATCTGGCCTGTTTAATCCCCACCAAACTGGGCAGAACAAAAAATCATAAAAACAAATTAACAAATAAAATATAAGTGCAGTCCATCTCCATGTCATGGTGGACTTCTGTTGAGCTGTGAGTTCTTTGCTCATTTAAATGCAGGGAGGAGTACACATCGCTTTATCTACCCCATAAAATATTATGACAATGAATATTACCAGTGCCAACCCTATCCATATCCATTTGTTTTTCATTTTGACATTCCAGACAAAGGATTTTCCAATGCCTTCCTTATTTTAGTGTCTAAATCATTTTTAAGTTGTTCTATTAACTCTCTATTTTCTTGTAGCATATTTTCTATCATTGTACGATTTTCTTTGGACAATTTATCCATCATCGCTTGTGTCTCTGCTATTTTAGTATCTAAACGATCTACCATTTTATCTCGACGCTCTTCAGAACTAGCTATTAATCCTCTAACAATAGTTACATTATCTGAACTAACTTTATTAACATCTTCTACCGACTGCCTATTTCTTGCGTCTTGTTTTTCAAGTCGATCTTCTTGCTTACTTAAATTATCGTTCAATTTATCTGATGTCACCTCAATATGATTGTTTAATTCAGCTACATCTTGGTTCAAATCCATCCGTAAATCGTGAAGATCAGTTTGAAGGTTTGCAGATATTTCTTTGACACTATTAATTTGTTCACGAATAACTGCCGAAGTCGCCTCGTCAACTTCTTTTAACAGGCTAAACTCTTGCTCAACCATTTTAAGCTCTGCATTTGTCTCACTGATGTGAGATTCTACCCATCCCATGTCAGGGCTTACATATTCCTGCACGGCCTCTTTCATGTCTTCGTAATCTTTGTAAAATTCAAAAACCGCCCAAGATCCTCCGGCCAGTGTACCCATCAAAGGTAAGATCCAAATAAGCTTACCAAGCAAACCTTTGCCAGATACCTTTACGCCACCATACTCTACTTCAGCCATTAGCTCGTGTCCTTTTAGCTTTTAAATCATCCAAACTTTTATTTTTTTGACCTCCGTCATACTCCCAAGCATAACCACGGTAAATCATTTCTTTGTTTAGGTTTGTTTTACCTATGTACAACCAACCAAGCATTCGACCATACTTACCATCTTTTTCTGTACGAACTTTTAATCCAGAGGGTACGCCATCGTTAAGACGCCTTTCTAAAAATTCTTTAGCTTCTATACCACTTGCCTTTTCCTCTAAGTCCTTAGTTCTAGTTTCAGGTGCATCAATGCCCGCTAACCGAACACGTTCTTTTTTTGTAAGACTAAATCCTAAATCAATTTCTATGTCTACAGTATCACCATCAACAACCTTAACAACGTTTTTTACAGCATATTCGTACATGTATGTTTCCTACTCATACTGACTGTTTATTAAACTATTCATTTTTTGACTAGAACCCACTGTTAATAAGTATGCTGCCATATTATTGTCTGATAATACAGCATCGGGCACAGTTGCGCTAGAAAAAAATCCCGGTATATCTTTTTGTAATTTTTGAGCGCTAAAAAATGATTTAGTATCAGCTATAACATTCATAACAATAAGAGTTTTAAGTTGGTTGGTGGTATCATACCTACCTTTATCTCCCATTTTTTTTACAATTTTAGATCCAGCTTTTTGTTTTTCTTCTTTTTTTTGTTGTTTAGTTTTAGGCTTACTTTCTTTTTTAGGTGCTACCTTTATTTCTTTTTCAGGCTCTTCTTTTACTTCTTCTGGTTCTTCTTTAGGCTCTTCTTTTACTTCTTCTTTAGGCTCTTCTTTAACCTCTTCTGATTCTTCTTTTACTTCCTCTGTCTCCTCTTGAGGTTCATCCACCGTTTCTTCTACAGGCTCTTCCACCGTTTCAGGCTCCGTATTGTTTTCCGAAACAGTTTCTACAGGCTCTGGTTCGGGCTCTACCGCAGCTACCTCTACTTCCTCTACAGGGGCCTCAA